ATGGTCAATATTTGCATGAAGTCCTTTCATCTGTTCATGTGTGCCAGAAAGTTTATTCTGCATCCACTCTGGAAATTCACCACCACCTTGAATGTGTTGCATGATTTCGTTTGCAGCATATACAATGAACTTTAGTTGATCTGATGCCATAGAACCTTCATCTGGTGTTGCTGGTTCGTCTTGTTCTCTCTTAACAGTTTTTGCTTCTGTCAAAGGTTTTAAGAGATTATCTTCTCTAGCACGAACTTGTTCAAGAAGATCTCTCATTGTTGTTGAGTATCTAGTCATAGTTGTTTTCCCATATCTGGATTACCAGATTTCCTTTTCCTTTAATTATTCTGTGATATTCCATTTTAGGAATATTATAAAGTTTTCCTTTTTCAAGTTCTATAGGCAATCGGTTATCCATTTGCAATTTCCAACCCTCACCTTGTAACACTGTTACTTCTCTAGTTTGTTTGTCTCTGTGCCAGATTAGTTCTGTTTCATCAACATCACTAGAAAATTCTCTTACAATGTATTTATCTTCTACTACTTGTGTATATGGTTTTACCAATAGAAGTTGCCTCCACCAGACAAACCAAGTTGTTTTGCATAACGAGGTAGGTTACAGCTCCAGTAACCCGCTTTTGTTTTGTCTTTCTGTTGGTCGCAATTGTGACGAGCAGCAAAATTCTTTCTCGCCTCTGGGTCATCCAACTTGACTTTCAAACCAGTTGTGTCACCAAATGTGACTTTCTTAACATTGCCAGTCGATGGGTCTTTAACATACACATAGTATTTCTTTGGCCCACCCACTTTTGGTTTGTTAAGTTCTACATCCTTTTCTTCAAACATCATAGGGCAATCTAGTGGAACTGGTTGTCCTTGATAATAGTCCATCTTTCCAATATCGCCTTCCATAAGTTCCTTATCAAAACCTACTGGTTTATAAACACCAATATTATAGGCATCTCTCTTCTCTTGGAAAAACTCAAAATACTTTTCTGAACCAACACGATATTGATTCGATTCAATTAGACTTGAAGTCTCACACTCATTACAACAGTTTGGTGTTCCACAATTCAAATGTTCCTTAAATGAAAATCTTTCAAACTGTGCAACACTTCCAGTATCAATAATTTCAATATCACCCTTCTTTAGAAGTGCTTCAAATTCTTTCTTAGAGAATACTCTTTCTCCATCTGGGCCCTTTACGACATATACTTGTTGTTTGGTTACTCCCACTGAGGAATACTCTTTCCCAAACATTTTAATTTTTTGTCCATCCCCAAGTTGGTATTTCTTTTTACCGTGTTTGACAACCATAGTCAAACCTTCTGATACTGTATACTTTTCTACTTCCTGTCCTGGCGTCATTCCTTGAAGCGCCTCCCTTCTTGCATCTGTTCCAATTTCACGAGGGTCTTCTTCTTCACTTACACCCTTATGTTTCTTCCACAAATCAGCATCGGCAGTTGTTCTTGTTTTACCACCACTGATAAATGAATTTACTCTTGCGTGTCCCCATTGTTCTGGGGTTGTGCCTGGGCGATGTCCACCCTTCCATGCGGCAACACCACGATTGTAAACTTGTTTTAGAATAGATACAGAGATACCAGATGCTTCTGCCTTTTTAGCAAGAGAAGTATCTGCGGCACCTTCATGTAGATTATCTATAAACTCATAAAAAGAACTTTCTCCCATTGCAAGATTTTGCAACTGTCCAATCATGTTTGTCAAGATTGGTTGTGGGATTGCAGAAATAACTGCCATCTGTTGTGGAGTTAGTCCTTTAACTTTCTTTAGAATTTTATCAATTACACCTTCTTTATATAAGTCTGGGAACTTTTTCTTCATCTTGTTTGTATACTGAGATGGTTTAGTCTTTGCAGTTGCATCGCCTGGAGCAGGTTTGTATGCAGACTTATCATCATCGTCTTTCTCTGCACCCTTCCTAAAGTGAGCATCTCTCTTGTCCTTTGTGGACTTTGCCATCTCATCGCCCTCAGCATCTTTTGCATAATACTTAGCGGGTTGAGTTCCCTTCTTGTCTTTAATGTCTTTGTCTTGTTTACCTTCAGTTACAGATTCATATTGTGTTTCGTATGCCTTTGCAAGTTCTCTTGCATCAACACCTCTGAACTGTCTACCGATTTCTCCAGCATAATAAACAATGTCATGTTTTAGTTTACCGTTGTTCTCTTTTTTCTTTCTGTCAATAACAGATTTAAGAACATCTAATGCCTTTGCATAAATGTTTCTATGAGTAGACTTTGCAGCAATATGTTTAATGAGTTGTCCCATAGTTTGTTCTTGTAATTCATACAACCACTTCTTATGAGTTGTTCCATCTTCTTCTGCAAAGGTTAGATAATTAGTTCCTCTGCGAATAATTTTACCAGAGACACCAGAGTAACTATCAGTAACTATTTCGCCAATAGTTAGTATCTCTCCACGAACATACATATCTCTAAAAATATCTTCTTCTGTGATTACTTCTGTTTTAGGAACAAAAGACTCACGAATACCCATATGTTTTCTTACATCTGCGAATAACTTGTCACCATCAGAGAACCCTCTTGGTAGTCCAAGTTTGAACTGGTCGAAATCATTTGCAGATGCAGCAGCCCTCATCTTTGATGCAGACATTCCAGTAACACCTTCTGCATCTGGGTCACGCTCACCAGCAGAGACTACTTCAATGTTGTCAAAACCATAATATCCGTGTCTTGCCTCTACACCGTTATATTTGTTCAATAGAGAATTAAACTCATCAACTCTGTCAGAACCAACAACCATTACAATTGCTTTATGTCCTTTGTTGTATAGTGAAACTGCAATCTCAAATACATTTCTTGCCTTATCTACGACAATGTTCCTTGCGTGTTTTGGGAACATCTTTTTCATGTATGCAACCTTCTTCACATATGGAAGAGGGTCTTTCTTTGCGTTTTCAGAGTGAGATGCGAAAATATAATAAGGAGCGCCAGGATTGCTCTTCGCAACTGCACTAACCTTATCTAATAGTTTTTCGTGCCCTGTGGTTGGTGGATTAAATCTACCAAAGGTAAACACACAAGTGTCACCACGAGCCTCTCTAATCTCTCTAAAACTTTTCATTTATCCCATGCCTTTATTGCAGTAAAGTTATTGTAACTAAATTCCATTCTATCGACTAATTTAACTGCACCACCAGTAGTTCTGTCAATTGCAACATAACCCTCTGGGTTTACAACTTTGAACCCATTGTCAGTTTTAATAAAAGTTCCAATGCTTCTAACAGTATTTAGTTTCTTTACAATACCCATCTTTGCATCCACAATATAGTTCTGGAATGTCAATATATTAGTTAAATTACCGATATGTTTTTTTAGTTCACGAACAGTTTCTTTTTTATTGTTTTCAGCAGTCTCTTTTGTTGCTGGTGTTTTTAGTTTATCAATTCGTTTTTGATATACACCTTCAACCCACGCAATGTATCCTTGTGCGTGTTGTTTAGGATTAGTAATCTTTTGTCCAGCACGAACCTTTGAGTTATTGTATGTTTTCAAAGACGCACCAGATAAGTCACCAGTAAAACTATTTTGAATATTCAAGAAACTGGTCAACAGTGAAGAGTTGATAGTTCTGAATGTTGAACCAGCACCAGACAATGATGCAGTTACAGCATCTGTTTCTGCCTGTGTCATAGTTGCAGAACCAGAAGTATCTTTATAAGTTGCATCATCCATCCATACAGAAGATGATCTACCCAACTTAGAAATGTTTGCACCAAACGATGCCTTCATGTCTTGTAGTGTCTTACCAGAATATGTGGTGTGCCACACCACACCAATCTTTGCATTTTTAATCTGTCTACCCAAATCAGAATTTACATCTGCGGCGTAAACGATTGTGTTTGGTTGAAATGTGTAATAAGATTTACCATCAATCTTTTCTGTGGAAACCGTATCACTAGTGAACATCAAGTCTCCTTGTAGAACACCAGTGATTCCTAGTTTAGAAAATTCTGAAAGTGCAACTTTGAACTTAGTTGCCAAGTCGCCAGAAACATCCGAATCTACTTCAGATGCAGTCTTGTATAATTTTGGATTTTTGTTAAATACAGATTTCTTTGCAACAAAGAACTTACCGTCTTCTGGGTCGATACCAGCAAAGATTGCAGGCGCACCATCCCACTTAACGGTCATATTGATAGAGGAACGAGATGCACCTGCTAACATATCACGCAATGACCGTATAAAGTTGATAGAGGCACGCCCTCCATCAACTCCATAGTTGAGAATTTCGTCTTCGATATGTTCTAGGTGTAGATTTTTCCCACCTTTATCTTCAGTGAGAAATCCATTGAATTTTAACATTTTGACACATTTTCCATTTATACAAAGTTATTACCGTATTATTTATAATAACACAGCAGTCCAATATTGTCAAGATGTTTTTAGAACAAATTAGAATTTAATATCGTTGAATTTATCGTATTTTGCAGTATTACTTTTATCAAACACTGGAGTATCATCCTGTCCAGAATCAATCAAATCATCTTGTGCTTCTTGTTCACAATCAAATAATTTCATTCTTGCACGATCAATTCCAATAACAAATCGTTTGTTCATGCCAGGGTCGTTGTAACGGTTCTTCAACTGCTTCACCATAATCTGGTTCAGTTGTTCTAGTTCTTCTGTAGAGATAAGAGCAAACATCAAGTCAGCAGTTGCAGGCAAACCAAATGATTCGGATGTATCCTCTAGTCCTACATCAGAGTTGGCGTAACCACCACGAGTAGTCTGGGTTGCAGACATGATAGGAACATTGTTTTCTACTGCAAGTCCTCTTAGTTCTTCTGCAATCGCCTTGATATAGAAGTATGAACCCACATTCGCATTACCTTTGAATCGAGCAGATGAACAGATATTCAGATAGTCGATAAAGATAATATCTGGTTTGAAAGATTTCTTGAGAGCAAGTTCTTTCAACAATGCACGAAAGTGTCCAGTGTGTGCAGATGCAGTTGGATATTCTTTGATAATGAGTTTACCATTTGTCTTGTTTTGGATTTTAGTTAATCTATCTGTAAACATCTTTTTAGGAAGTTCATGCAAATCATCCATAGTGATGTTCATCAAGTTCGCATCAATTCGTTCTGCAATTCGTTCTTCTGCCATCTCCAAAGTGATGTAGAGAACATTCTTGCCTTGCATCAAAGTAGATGCCGCCATGTGACACATGAACAATGATTTACCAACACCAGTTCCAGCAAGTGCAATGTTTAGTGTTTTCTGTGGAAGTCCACCCTTAGTAATCTTGTTAAAGTATTCCAAGTCAAACTCAAGTTTCTCTTCCTTCTTGTGATAAAACTCAAATCGACTTGCACCGTCATCAACATAATCATGTCCTACATTTTGATCAAATGCAACTGCAAGTGCTTCGGATAGAATAGATGGAATTGCTTCTGGGGTATGTTGTTTGTCTTTACCCTCAATGATTTGAATACTGGATAGGATAGAGTTGTAAACTGCTTTATCTTTACAGAACTTTTCAGTGGTATCCACCAACCACTGCATATCAACTTGTGCATCAGATAATGTTTCGACAACATTTAGAACTGTCTTGAACTCTTCTTCATTTAAGTCTTTACGATTATCTAGTTCAATGGATAGTGCTTCTTTAGTTGGTTGATTACCATACTTCTCCATGAACTTTGTGATTTCTTCAAAAACCACACGCTCTGAACGATTAGAAAAATACTCTGGTTTAATAAATGGCAAAACCTTACGAGCGTAAGGTTCATTATAAACTAGGTTACTGAGAGTTGTTCTTTCAATCGTCTGTGTTGACATATTGTAATTCTTCCTTATTTAATTGTTCTGTAATTATATCTTGTAAAATGTCACCAATAAGTTTGAAGAAATCATCTCCAATCATTTCTTTTGGTAGTCCGTTAGAGTCTAACATATCCCAATCGAATTGTAAAGATGCTTCTGTTTTTTCTTCGTTCTCAACAATGGATACCTTACCGTATTGATAAACAACTCCTTGATATTTGCCCGCCTTTTCAGTTAATCCAATTCCTGTCCAAGTCTTATCTTTATTTTCTACAAAGGTATACATTTCTCTAATATCAGACATAATGTAAATAACTTCCTATAATATATTTTGGTTTCTTAATAGGTTTTACTCCAGCATGAAGATGTGTCCACATTGGGGGGAACATCAACATTCTACCTATCTCTGGTTTTACTCTTATATGATACTGTGGGAAATCCGTAAATCCTGCTTCGTTATCATCAAGGTATAAAAAGAATACCAAGAACCTACGAGCAGAATCGTGACTGCCGACATCAACATGATCTGGAAACTCATCTTTGTCATTAGGCAAATATCGTTTCATACGAAAGTTTTCAAATGCAAATCGTTGTGG